TTGAGGAAAGCAAGGGTAAAAAATTACGAACCTTTACAGATACGTTCCGATAGTGAGTTTAATATATTTAGATAAGGAAAGGAACTATGGGATTTGTAAGAAGAATAATTAGAAGTATTACTAGACAACCTTCACAAGTTGTAGTGCAACAACCTGCACAAACACAAGCACCAGTAGATGCACCAGCACCTACAGATGCAAAAACTTCTTCTGCTATGGCGGCAAGTAAAGCAGGTAGTTATGGTGGACAAACAATTATGACAGGCGCATCTGGTGTAGAGGATGAAGCTAACGTACAAAAAACTATTCTTGGTGGCGGAAAAAAGAAAAAAATAATAGCGTAGTTTATGGTAGAAGTCGTAACAAACGACCAATGGCGTAAACCTATTGGTGAGTATCTTAAAAAAAAATGTCATATATCTGCAGAAATAGGTGATGCTTTTTCTTATATAGGTTTTATTGAAGATGAAAAAATTTTAGGTGGTTTTCTTTTTACAGATTTTGATGGCCATAATATTTATGTTCATCTTGCATTAGAAACACCTAGATTATTTTCAAGAAAACATATAAAATATGTATTTGACTATGGTTTTAACCAGTTAAAATGTGGTAGGATGACGGCAATATGCCGTAATGGTTACGAAAGAAATGAACGCATTTTAAGTGGTACAGGATGGACAAAAGAAGGTATAGTAAGAAAAGTTATGAAAATAGAAAATGAGTTTTTTGATGCGGCGGTTTATGGAATGTTAAAAAACGAATGTAAATGGATAAAGGAATAATATGGGCGGAAAATCACAACCACAAATGCCACCACCAGTAGAGCAATCAACATACGATAAAACTGCAGAAGCAGAAGCAAAAGTTGCGGCTGAAAAAGAAAAAATGTTAGGTTCAAAGAAAAAAGGAATGTATGGAACAATCTTAACAAGTGGTACAGGAGTTGAAGAAGAAGCAGAAACTTCTAAAACATTATTAGGTGGTACTAAAAAAAAGATAACTTAATATGGCAACTTACGAGTATATAAAAAAAAGAGTTGATAAACTTGCGGGTGATAGAGGAACATGGGAAGTAAACTGGCAAGAAATTTTAGATTACGTTATGCCAAGAAAAGCAGACGTAGTAACTTTACGTACTAGAGGTGAAAAAAGAACGGAAGTATTATATGATAGTACAGCTATTACAGCAAATAATTTATTAGCGGCAAGTTTACAAGGTACACTTACATCACCATCTTTACCTTGGTTCTCAATAAAATTACGTGATGATGATTTAAACGAAAATAGAGAAGTACAGTTGTGGTTAGAAGATACTGCAAGAAGAATGTACGATATGTTTAATGAAAATAATTTTAATACAGAAGTACATGAGATGTATCTTGATTTATGTTCTATTGGTACAGCCGCATTATTTGTTGAAGAAGGTAATAAAGGATTTGATACAGATGGTATTCATTTTAATTCTTTACATATTGCAGAATATTATATTCAAGAAAGCATTACAGGAAAAGTAGATACACTTTATAGAAAATATAAATTAACAGCTAGACAAGCTGTACAAGAGTTTGGTGAAAAAAATGTTGGTGAAAAAGTTTTAACAGCCGCAAAAGAAAGACCAGACCATAAATTTAATTTTATACACGCAGTAGAACCTAACGAAGATTACAAAAGAGCAACAGGTAAATCTTTAACTAAATTACCTTTTCATTCTTGTCATGTTTGCGAAGAAGATAAAATGGTAGTTAGATCTGGTGGTTATAATGAGTTTCCATATTTAGTACCACGTTGGTCAAAAGCAACAGGTGAAATATTTGGTAGATCACCTAGTTACAATGCATTACCAGATATTAAAACTTTAAACAAAGCAGTAGAGATAGGATTAAAAGCATGGGCAAAAGCTATTGATCCACCTTTACTTGTACAAGATGATGGTGTTGTAGGTAGAGTTAGAATGACACCTGCAGGTATAACTGTAGTTAGAAATGATGGTGCTGTAAAACCTTTACAGATTGGATCTAACTGGCAAATAACTGATATGAAAGAAAATCAGTTACGTACTGCAATACGTCAAGCATATTATTCAGATCAATTACAATTACAAGAAGGCCCACAAATGACAGCAACAGAAGTACAAGTTAGATACGAGTTGATGCAAAGATTATTAGGGCCAACATTAGGTAGATTTCAAAGTGAATTTTTAAATCCATTAATAGAACGTGTGTTTGGTATTATGTTTAGAGCAGGTGCATTATTACCAGAACCAGAAAATATTAGAGGTACAAAAATTGATGTAGAATATTTAGGCCCATTAGCACGTTCACAAAGAATGGAAGAAAGTGTAGCTATAGAAAGATTATATAGTTTAGCTATGAACATTGCACAAATAGATCCAGCAATTATGGATAACATAGACCATGATGAAGCAGTTAGATTAAGAGGTAAACTATTAGGTGTTCCTAAAACTGTATTACGTGGAAAAGAAGATGTTGATAACATGAGAAATGCACGGGCTGAACAACAACAAATGGCACAAATGGCACAAGAACAACAACAAGTAGCACAAGCATCTAAAACACAAGCAGAAGCGTCTAAAATATTATCAGACCCTAATGTATCTGCAGGATTAGAAGATACAGCACGTGAATTAGGAATGCCAACGGATGTTTCTTAATGGACGACGAACAAAATAAAGATCATAACCAATTAAAAAAAGATTACCAAGGTACTTTTGATACTAAAGAAGGTAAAAGAGTGTTGGACGATTTAAAATCGGCCTACTATCATAGAGGATCTTATCAAAAAGATCCATATGAAACAGCATTTCGTGAAGGACAACGAAGTGTAATAATCAGAATAATTAATCTAATAAAGGAGGATAAAAATGTCTGATGAACAAATGACCACAAACGACAATCCAGTACAAGAAAGTGGTACAGTACTTGGATCGGGAAGTGATAATCAAGATTGGAAATCATCATTACCCGAAGAATTAAAAAATGATGCTACATTGCAAAACTTTAAGAATGTTGAAGATCTTGCTAAAACTGTAGTACATCAACAAAAAAGATTAGGAAGCACAATAACTATTCCTAAAACAGATGAGGAAATGAACGAAGTATATGGTAAACTTGGCAGACCAGAAGATCCAAGTAAATATACAGTTAATATTCCGCAGGACTACGAACCATATTTTGAAAAAGAAAATCTTGATCAATTTAAAAACGTAGCACACCAAATAGGTCTTAATGATAAACAAGTAAATGCATTATTAGACTATCAAATGAATACTATAAAACATGAGATGGAAAACGAACCTGCAGAAATATCAAGACAAAAAGCTGATACTGAAACTGCTTTAAAGCAAGAATGGGGTTATGACTATGAAAAAAAAGTACAAGCCGCAGACAGAGCATTATCAGTATATGGTGATGATGAATTACGTGAATTAATTACAAATTCATCTGCTGGTAATAATCCTGCTGTTATAAGATTTTTTGCTAGACTTGGTGAAGAAGTAACAGAAGATATGGCAAAAAATACACAAAATAATAGATTAAGTGTATCACCAATAGATGCTAAAGATGAAATTGCTAAAATTATGTCAGACGGAAATCACCCTTATCATAAAGGGGATGCAACGGCTGTAGAAAAAGTTAGACAATTACATGAAAAAGCATATGGTAATTAATCTATAATTGTTGTATAATTACAACACCAGTTTCGCCCATTAGGATAACGGAAAGGTAGCCATGATCGGCTAAAAAAATCCGATTGATCGTATCGTTTTACGATAAGGTTTCCCGCAAGGATAAAAGCCGATTATTGGAATATGTTATAATACGCTGTGTATTATGACCAATGTTCTGTAACTTTTAATGGAGGACAGTAATATGTCAGTTCAAATAACAACAGCTTTTGTAGAACAATACAAAAGTAACGTGTTTCATTTGGCTCAACAAAAAGGTTCTAAATTAAGAGATGCGGTTAGAGGTGAAAACGTAGTAGGAAAATCGCATTTTTTTGAAAGAATTGGGTCAACTGCGGCACTTAAAAGAACGTCTAGACACGCAGACACTCCGAGAGTGGACACTCCGCACTCTAGACGAAAAGTAACAATGGATGATTACGATTGGGCAGATTTGATTGATCAAGAAGATAAAATCAGAATGCTTATATCTCCTCAATCCGAATACGCTAAAGCAGGTGCATTTGCTATGGGTAGAGCTATGGACGACGCAATTATTGCGGCGGCTACTGGTGATGCTTTTGGTGGTGTATCTGGTGGTTCAACTATTGCTTTACCAGCAGGGCAAAAAATTGCTCATGGTTCAGCAGGTTTAAACGTAACTAAATTAATTTCTGCTAAAGAAATTTTAGATGCGAATAATGTTGATCCAGATGAAGAAAGATATTTAGTATGTTCTAGCAAACAGATTTCTGATTTGTTAGCTATTACATCAGTAACTTCTTCTGATTTTAACAGCGTAAAAGCGTTAGTACAAGGTGACGTTGACAGCTTTATGGGCTTCAAGTTTATCAGATCTGAAAGACTTGGCACAGACAGTAATGGAAACAGACAAGTACTAGCATTCACTAAAGAATCCATGGGTCTTGCGCTTGGAAAAGATATTCAAACTAAAATATCTGAAAGAGCAGACAAGAACTATGCAACACAAGTATATCTATGCATGACTATCGGCGCTACGAGAGTAGAGGACGAGAAAGTTGTAGAGATTGCTTGTACAGAGTAAGGGAGGATATAAATTATGGCTAGTGTAAAAGGATCTAACTTTACCAAGAGAACTGCATCACCTATTGAAAAGGTTGTTGCTAGTGAAAATCATGGTAGATTAAGAGTACAATACGACACATATGAAGCATCATCTCTTGCGAGTGGTTCAGATATATCTGTTGCAAGATTACCAGCAGGTGCAGTAGTGTATGATATTATCGTACACTTTGACGGTTTAGGTGGATCTTCAACTATTTCTGTAGGCGATAGTGGTGCGGCGGCAAGATACATTGCGGCTACATCTACTGCTTCTGCAGGACAAATGGCTATGTCACAAGAAGGTGCTATAGACGGTGTAGGATATGAGAATACTGCTGAAACAGATGTTTTATTAACTACTGGAGGTGCTTCAATCTCTGGTACAATTAAAACTATTGTTATCTACAGTAACGACTAATATCTAAAACAAAAGTATAAGGGGCGATATATATTGAATTATAGTCGCCCCTTTGATATATTATATTATTATGGCTACAGAAGTATCAATTTGCGCAAATGCATTAAGAAGATTAGGTGATGATCCAATAACATCATTAACAGACGATACTGAAAGAGCCAGATTATGTAACGCATTTTATTCAGATGCAAGAGATGCAGTATTAAGATCTCACCCTTGGAATTTTGCTATAACAAGAGCAACTTTAGCACAACTATCTGATACACCTGCATACGGTTTTAATTATCAGTATGCTTTACCAACAAATCCTTATTGTTTACGTGTTCTTGAAATGGAATACAAAGATTACATTTTTAAAGTAGAAAATGTAGCAACACACGGTAGAGTATTATTGACAGATGAAGGTACAGCTAAAATATTATATATAGCTAGAATAACAGACACTACTTTATTTGATGCAATGTTTGTTGATACATTAACTGCAAAATTAGCTGTAGATTTAGCATATCCTGTTACAAACAGTATGCAAGTACAAACAAATATGCAGAAACTATATCAACTAAAACTTTCTGAAGCACGTAGTATTGATGGACAAGAAGGATTTATAGATGATCTTGTTTCTAATACATTTACGGACTTTAGAAAATAATGGCAAGAGTACATCCTTTTCAAACAAATTTTACTGCTGGTGAATTAACACCAAAACTAGCAGGTCAAGTTGATTTTAAAAAATACAATAACGGTGTAGAAGAATTACAAAATATGACTGTCTTTCCACAAGGCGGCGCAACAAGAAGATATGGTAGTAGATTTGTTGCAGAGGTAAAAGATAGTAGTAAATCTACAAGATTAATACCTTTTGAATTTAACATAACACAAGCATATCAATTAGAATTTGGTAACCAATATATTAGATTTTACAAAGATAATGGCCAAATAACAAATGCATCACAAAATATTACAGGTATTACAAAAGCAAATCCTGCAGTAGTTACAGTTGCATCTCATGGTTACACTAACGGAACTGATGTATGGATTAATAGTGTTGGTGGAATGACAGAAGTAAATGGTAGAAGATATACGATTGCAAATGCAACAACAAATACTTTTGAATTATCTGGTGTAGATAGCACAAACTATACTACATATACGTCTGGCGGAACTGCCGCTAGTGTATATGAAATATCATCACCATATACAGAAGCACAATTATACCAAATACAATTTACACAATCTGCAGACGTTATGTATATTGTACATGAAGGAGTATCACCTAGAAAATTATCTAGAACAGGACACACAAACTGGACACTATCAGAAGTAGATTTTAAACGTGGCCCATATTTAGATCAAAATACAACATCTACAACTATGACACCTAGCGGTACTTCTGGTAACGTAACTATAACTGCATCTACAAATACATTTGTATCAACAGATGTAGGTAGATTAATTAAATTTAGTGATGGTCATGCTAAAATTACACAATTTAATAGTGCAACAAACGTAAATGCAACAACAACAGATAATTTTAGTGGTACAGGTGGAACTACAGATTGGTCATTAGGTGCTTATGCTAGTCATTTAGGATTTCCTAGAACTGTATCTTTTTTTGAACAACGATTAGTATTTGCTGGTAGTACATCATATCCACAAACTATATGGGCAAGTGAAAGTGGATTATATGAAGAATTTGATACAGGTGATGGTAGCGCCGCAGATGCATTTATATATACGATTGCCGCAAACAAAGTAAATGTTATTAGATGGTTGCAACCAGCTAGAGATTTAATTGTTGGTACAGCAGGTGGTGAATTTAAAGTAGGACGACCAACAGGTGAACCTTTAAAACCAGACAACGTACAAATTACACAACAAACTACATATGGTGGATATACAACACAACCTATACAAATAGGTAACGCTGTCTTGTTTGTACAAAGACAACAAAAAAAAATAAGAGAGTTTGCATACAGATTTGAAGATGACGCTTATATAGCGCCAGATATGACTTTACTTGCAGAACACATAACAGGTAAAGGTATTGTTGACGTAGATTATGCACAAGAACCAGATAGTATTTATTGGGCTGTAAGAACAGACGGTACTTTACTTGGTATGACATATCAAAGAGAAGAAGATATTATTGCATGGCATAGACATATATTAGGTGGATCATACAAACTTACATTTAACGGTGCATCAGCAGTTACAGCAAGTACATCAGATCCTAATAAAAATGGTTTTGTTACAATATCAAATCATGGATTATCTACAGGTGATAAAGTTACTTACAGCGCAGGTGGAGGAACAAAATTAGCAGGTTTAGTAGATGGTAGATCGGAAGAGCGTCGTGTAGGGAAAGAGTGTCATAGCCGGTGTAGATCTCGGTGGTCGCCGTATCATT